GAGACTTGCCCGTAATGGAACTAATACCAAAGATAATACAATCTTCAACTTCACCATGATGACTCTTAAGATCATAGAGATACTCTCTCCTTATCTGAGCGTATTCCACAGGAATGTTTGCGTTTAAATATGCCATAATTTTTACCCATTAATCTCACCCCAGTTGTCCCCAGATTCATAGTCAACTTTATTAGGAACAGCTAGACTAACAGCATTCTCCATGATTTCAATTATTTTTTTAGCTTGCTGTTTAGATTCTACAGATATATCTAACTCATCATGTATTTGTATATGTGGTACAATACCCTCATTATATAAATCAACCATGGCTTTCTTTGTCATATCTGCTGCAGATCCTTGTATTAATTTATTTAATGCTTTGTACGTAAATGCTCTACGTATATGCTCTAATCGATATGTTGATACTGCTTCGTTAAAATCCATGGGTTTGTGCATACCAAAAGCTTTTGGTTCCCATTTATTAAATCTACATCTACGGCCTAACAAAGTTCCAATAGATCCAGATACTTGTGCAAGTGTTGATGTAGAGTTCATCAACTCTCTAACAAAAGGCACGTTCTCGTGATATTGATTGAATAGATCTTCTGCTTCTTCTTTTGTACTCAATCCTAACTCTGCTTGTAATTTTGCTTTGCCCATACCATAGAACAATCCTAAATTAATTGTCTTTGCTTGTGTTCTAGATATGTTTGCCATGTCAGCTACAGTTTGGTGAAAGTCTACATCGTTGTTATTAAATTTATCTACAATCTCCTTTACAGAGGGTTGAAAGCATATTGGTTCAGTACTGGCTGCATAGTGCACAACTAGTCTTGGTTCTTGTTGACTGTAATCAAAACAACCCCACTTGTGTCCTTCTTCTGGTAAAAACAAAGAACGAATCATAGGACCTAGATCTTTATTTCTTGCAGGTATTTGTTGTAAGTTTGGATTTGAATAACTAAATCTACCGGTAACAGTGCCACCTTGGTCAGATCTTATTGGGTTTATATCCGCATGTATTCTACCTCTAAAGTTATGTTTTAATATTGTATCTATAAAAGTTGTGTGTGCCTTGTTTATCTCTCTTGCTTTTGCTATACTTTTGACTACAGGATTATCATGTGTGGAAAGGAAATTTTTTGTAAATGAAGGTGACTGTGTTTTCTCGGTTTTGGCGTAGGTTAAGGAAAGTTTGTCAAACACTTTGGCAATCGATCTTGCTGCCCATATTTGAACATCTATTCCTGTTTCTTTTTTTACTTGCAATAGGATTGATTCTTCCTGTGATAATAACTGCTTCTTCAATTTATGAGCACGTTCGACATCGACACACACCCCTTTAAATTTCATATCGATTAAACACGGAAACAACTGGGATTCTAAATCAAATATTTCTACAAGATTTTTTGCTTGTATTTCTGTAGATAATCTTTTGAATAATTCTAATGTAAGATATGCATCTTGTTCTGCATAACTACCAACATACATAGCAGGTAATTTATATAACTCTGCCTTTGGATCTATACCCCATGCTTCTGCAGCTTCTTTCAGAGATTTTTCATCTTTTGTTTTTCTTAGATAATCATACGATATACTGTTTAATGTATACCAAAGTCTGTTCTCATCTATTAAAGATGCCATCAACATGGTATCCATGATGTGACCATTTATAGGTATACCATACGCTCTGATCCAACATACGTCGTACATTGCATTGTGAAATATTTTGTAAGAGTCTGTTGCACAAACTTTTTTAAACCATTCTAAAACAATTCTTCTGTCTAAATTACCACCACCTTCGTGTGCAATAGGGTAGTAGCCTTTCCATCCTTCTGTTGCCACAGCTATGCCAACAATCTCTCCATGTCCTTGTATAGCGCCAGATCCTTTTGATCTTAGGTTAGGATCTTTTGTTTCTAAGTCGATTGCAATATATTTTTCTCCTGACAGATCAGGAAAACTATCTGGACAATCCCATTCAGTTTGAACTGTAAACATTATTTCTTTTTATCTTTTAATTTTAGTATTTCTAATTCACAATAATGAATTATCTTTTCTAAATCTTCTATCTTATTTTTAGATAAATATCTACATACATATTTCACAACACAGCCCTGGAAGAACGAGAGATTATTTTTTGAAATAAACTCGTACGGCTGAATGTGAAAATTTTTATAATGGTTCCCACCTACCTGTCTTGATTGTGGAAATGCTTTGGCCATGTCATCTTCGCTTGTCATACTATTGGTGCTCCTATGTTATACTGATATTCGTAATACTGACTACATACGAATAGATTTTCTTTTGCTCTTGTTACTCCTACATACCACGTACGGTGCTCTGGATCTGGATTGTTTCTAGACGAATCATAAATAATCTTTTCAGTGTCTGTAAACAAAGCCACATTATCTGCCTCATCTCCTTTTGCTCCGTGTATTGTAGATAGTCTTATTCTAGCTGGCTTCATCAAAGTATCACCAGACTCTAATAATTTTTTTATGTATAGTTTGCTTTGTTCTGGAAAGTTAAGTATCTCCCAGCTGCCCGACGCTAGCAACCCGTGGTGTTCTCTCAACCCTTCTAAGTTTATTGAGTCAACACCTTTCAATGTTTTACCACCAGCAAACCCTCGCTTGATATGTCCTTTCTTTACAAGAAGAAAGTCCCAAAGATCACCTACATCTTCTTCACTTACAAATCCTCCTTCATTCAGACGTTTCCAAACTCTGTATGCATTTAACATTTTAGGTGGTAGTAGCTGTTGTGCTTTAGATTCAAATCTTAAATTCATTCTGTATAAGTGATCACGTAATGGTTCTAACATTTTATTTGTTCGAGTCAATACTAACCAGTGATCTTGATGTAAAGGTAGTTCTGTAAAACGTGCATTCATATCTACAGATCCCTCTCTGTCTGCCGGTAACCATTCTTTTTCTAAACGTTGACCCATGTGTGGAAAGATACTTGTTGCTAACCTATGCACAGCTCTTGGAACTCTGACAGATTGTATCTGTGGATCAAACGTACCTTTTAGATCTATAAATATTTTTGCTGAAGCCCCTTGGAAATTAAAGATGGTTTGATCATCATCCCCTGCAATGTATGAACGAGCACACTTACTTTCTATGTAAAAGAACATGTCCCATTGCAGAGGACTCAGATCTTGGGCTTCATCGAGGAAAACACATTGTAGTGGTGGACAACGGTCCTCCTCGACAAACTTGGAAATCATATCAGAGAACTCAACCATGTGTGTGCTCTCTTTGTATGTTTTTAAATCTTCAGCTATTTGTTCTGTCAACCATATGTCTACGGTGTATTGTAAATCTAAATACATGGCAGCTTCTTCAATAGTCGTCTTTTTATTTCTAGCTAATTCTATAATACGCATGTGTGGGTTTTGATGTTCTACGTGCCCATTAACACTTATTCTTGATTCAAAATTAAGATTAGAACAGATTCTAGAAAAGTTTTTAAAACCTTTCCATTTATCTCCCGTAAGTAGTTGTGTCTTTGTATTAATATTAGATTCTCTGGTGCCCATAGAATGCATTGTACTTACATATACTTTACTATTCTTTATTCTTTCTTTAGCTACCTTGGCTGCTACATTACTAAAAGCTATGTATGCAATCTGGCTAGGATCAGTGCCCTGTTTTAATTCTTTATCTAGGTAATTCATAAGTGTATGTGTTTTACCCGTGCCTGGTGGACCAGGGATAATTATTCTATGCAAAAGGTGGCTCCTTCATTTTATCTTTTCTTGTGTTGGGTTTATCTAGTTTAATTGTAGGTAATGACATATATCTTGTACTTTTACCTTCTATCTTGCCTGTAATTTCTTCTGCATCAAACAATGTTTCTAACATCCTTGCTGTCTTTTGTTTCTGGTATTTCTTTGTATCCCAGATCTTTGTTCTAACTACATACTTCCAAAAGTCTTTGAATTTAAAATAACTTACGCCATCTTCTGTGTATGACAGTCCACGTAATACATCTTTCCAATCTTTGCCTGGTATTTTATTTATGTATTCTCCTAATAATTCTTTTAGTTGTACATCTATCTTTGTGGACTCTGGAGCTTCGATAGGTATTGTGTCTTTCAATAATTTATTTATCAGCTTTCTCCATACTAGTTTTGCAATAGGAGGCATGGCTTGATTAATTTGTTCTAAACATTTGAGAGAGAATCTATCTGGTTCGTGCAAGTCTTGTGATTCTACTTCTACAACTTCTTCACCTACAGTCACATAATACAATGGTGGATCAGAGTCATACTTTTGTATTTCTTTTATTTCTACTTCAGGAACACCATCACCCACACCATATTCTTGCATTACACATTTCTTAGAATTACAATAAGATGCAATAGGTTCATCTTTACATTTGTAATTATAGTCTTTACCATCAATAGATTTAATTAACGTATCTATTTCTTTTTTATCTAACGGTGGTTCACAATAAGAATCATTGTATTTAAATATTTCTATTTGCCATTTGTCAGGAAATCTTTTTTTACAATACACACCAAAGTTATACATTGCATTGTTTCTTTGGCCGTTGGGTATTCCTTGTTTAGCGAGTGTAACCAAACATGGTGGCGCACCTTTGAGTAGATTGTCAACAACTTTTTCTTCTTGTATGGCTAATTTTGATAGTTGATCTTCTGTAAGTTTTAGTTTACCATGCGCTTCAAAAAATTGAATTAGATCCATAGCTGAACCATCATCTTTAATTGCATATCTCGTAGACAACAAAGCATTGTGATAAGGCAGATTTAAAAAACTACCGGTGCCACCTTTGCTCATGTCTACTTTATTTTGTTTTGGAAATATTTCTGCGTTGGCATAACCTAGTTTGGCTGCCATCTCTTTTAGTTTGCCTCTGAATAATGCTGCAGGCACAAATGTATCTGTAAATAAAAATACGTGTGCACCACCAGATTTAGATCTACACACTAATAATGGAAACTTATATTCTCTTATCTTACTAATTAATTGTTTGTGATCAAAACCTTGATACACATCTATGTCTATACAAGACCATTTACATTTATTTTGTTCGTTTATGGGTATGATACCAAGAGCAGGATCTTTACCCATTAAATGATCCATGAACATTTGTTTGGTAGGTCTTTGTTTTATTATAAAAGATTTTGTTTTGTGCTTTCCTCTTTCATCAAACTCTTCTGTCTTTCTAGTTTGACCGTATGCACTATACGAACCTTCAAATATATTTATAA